AGATGTTAAATGGTTACTTAGAAGCAGAAATAGTTGCAGCTAGAGTTGGTGCATCTAAAATGGGTTTCTTTACTTCACCTGATGGTGATGGATATGTTGGTGATGGTGAGTATGAAGATACTTTCAATCCAACAATGAACGCACAGGCTGGTGTATTTGAACAATTACCGCAAGGTATGGACTTCAAAGCATTTGACCCTACACACCCAACATCTGCTTTTGATTCATTTACAACAAGTGTTTTAAGAAGTATTGCATCAGGTTTAAATATTTCTTATCACTCACTATCTAATGATCTAACTTCTGTTAATTACTCCAGTATCAGGCAAGGAGCTTTAGAAGATAGAAGCATGTATCAGATATATCAACAGTTTGTTATTGAGCATTTTGTAAATCCAGTATTTCAATCTTGGTTAGAAATGACTATATCTACAGGATATATAAATCTTCCTATGGGTAAGTTTGATAAATTCTCTAACTCAGTAAACTTCATACCAAGAAGTTTTGCTTGGATTGACCCATTAAAAGAAATGCAGTCAAACGTAATAGGTTTACAAAATGGAACAATAAGCTACTCAGATATAGCTGCTGCTTATGGCAGAGATACTGAAGAGTTATTTGAACAACATCAAAAAGAAATAGAACTAGCTAAACAATATGGTATTGAACTAGCCTATCAACCATTTGGTCAAAAACAGCCAGTAGAAGCCAAGATACAAGGCGGAGATATAGAAGATGAGTAAACCTACTCAGGGTATGAAAGAAGAAGCTAGAAAAGGCTTAGCATGGCGTAAAGAGCATGGTAGAGGTGGTACTAGGGTAGGTCTTGAAAGAGCAAATCAAATTGTAAATGGTGAAAATCTTTCAGATGAAACTATAAAAAGAATGTTTAGTTTTTTCTCAAGACACGAAGTTGACAAGAAAGCAAAAGGATTTAGACCAGGTGAAGATGGTTATCCTTCAAATGGAAGAATAGCTTGGGCATTATGGGGTGGAGATGCTGGTTTTAGTTGGTCAAGAAAAGAAGTCAACAAAATCAAAAATGAAGATGATAGGGATATCAATGATCTTGAAACAAGAGATACAGAAGATACTTTGAGAGAAAAGGCTAGAAAACATAATGAAGAGGTTGGTGATAATCCAGCTAAAAGAACAACATATTCTACATTACAAAAAGTTTACAACAGAGGAATTGGTGCTTATAACACCAATCCAGGAAGTGTTAGGCCTAATGTAAGCTCAAAAGAGCAATGGGCAATGGCACGAGTTAATAATTTTTTACGAGTCTTAAAGACTGGTAAATACAAGTCAGGGAAGCATGACACCGATCTGCTACCTGAAGGACATCCTTTATCAAGCAAAAACAAGGAGAAGGCTATGAAGAATAAAGAAGATAGACATATCCTTAATGTTACTGAAACTGATGATACTGTTATTGTTGAGTTTGAGAAGCATGAGGATGTAGAACACGAAGGTGATGAGTTAGAAACAACTGATGAAGTTTCTATGTCTGAATCAGATGAAGAAGAAAGAAAAGTAATTGATATGCCTATGAAATATAGAACTATTGATTTATCTAAGGCTTCTTATATTGATGAAGAAAGTAGAAGAGTTAGAGTTGGTGTTTCTAGTGAAGAACCAGTTGAAAGAAGTTTTGGTATGGAAGTACTAGGACATTCTGCTGATGATATAAACATGGAGTTTATTAATTCAGGTCGCGCACCATTATTACTTGACCATGATATGGAAAAGCAAATTGGTGTAATTGAAGAGTTCAAATTGGATGAGACTGCAAAGAGGACAACTGCAGTAGTTAGATTTGGTAAATCTGCTTTAGCTCAAGAAATATTTGAAGATGTAGCTGATGGCATACGTATGAACATTTCAGTTGGCTACAGAGTCGATAAATTAACTAGAATGAACAAGGATGATGAGAATTACTATAAAGCTCAATGGACACCTATGGAAGTTTCTTCTGTATCTGTTCCTGCTGACCAGTCAAGACTTGTTGGAGTTGGTCGTTCTAAAGATAAACAAAATACTAATAATATAGAGGTAATAACAATGGAAAATAAAGATATTAATCTTGATGAAGTTAGATCTCAAACTATTGATGAAGCTAAAGCTGAATTTAAAAGAAACTCAAAAGAGATTATAGATTTAGCAGCTAGACACAATAAAAGAGATTTAGCTGACAAAGCGATTGCTGATGGTATCTCTGTTGAAGAATTTAGAGGTGTATTGCTAGAAAATATTTCTAACAACACTCCACTAGAAACTCCTTCAGACATCGGTATGACTAAAGAAGAAGTAAGAGAATTTAGCCTAGTGAAAGCGATTAGAGCTATGGCTAACCCATCTGATAGAAAAGCACAAGAAGATGCAGCATTTGAATTTGAATGTTCTGCTGAAGCTGCTAGACAATATGGTAAAGATGCTCAAGGCATCATGTTACCTGCTGAAGTTCTAAGAACTTGGAGCAAAAGAGACATCAACACTGGTGATGATTCAACTTTAATAGCTGAAGATTACAGAGGTGGCGATTTTATTGATGTGCTAAGAAACTCATCATCAGTTTTAGCTGCTGGTGCAACTACGCTCCAGGGACTTCAGGGGAACGTGGTTATACCGAAGAAAACTGCTGCTTCATCTGCTGGATGGATTGCAACAGAAGGTAATGCTGCTTCTGAATCAGAATTTACTTCAGGTTCAGTAACAATGTCACCTAAGGTAGTTGGTGCTTTCACAGATGCTACAAGACTATTATTACAACAGTCTTCATTAGACATTGAAAACCTAATCAGAGATGACCTAACAAAATCTATAGCTACTGCTATTGATTTAGGTGCTTTAGCTGGTTCAGGTTCAAGTGGTCAGCCAACAGGTATTAAAAATACTTCAGGTATTAACACTACTACATTTGCTGCTGCTAACCCAACTTTCGCTGAAATTATTGCAATGGAAAGCGAAGTTGCTAATGACAATGGCTTAGTAGGTAACTTAGGTTATATCTGTAAACCTTCAGACTATGGCACATTAAAAACTACTTCAAAAGATAGCGGAAGTGGTATGTTTGTGGTTGAGCCTGATGGAAGAATGAATGGCTACAATGTTGTAAGAAGTAACCAAGTAACAGCAGGAGATTTCTATTTTGGAAACTTTGCTGACTTACTAGTTGGTTTTTATGGCGGTTTAGACATTACTGTAGACCCTTATTCACTTTCTAATACAGGAAGCATAAGAATAGTTGCTCTACAAACTATGGATGTAGCAGTTAGACATGCAGTTTCATTCTGTGTATCTAATGATGGTGCATAATAGCTAATGCTTAAATGGAATGGGGGTAGCAATACCCCCAACTTAAATATGAAGAAATACTTAATAACAAAAAATACAGTTGCCAGTGGGCAAAGAGTAAATGCAGGTGATGTCGTTGAATTACCTGAAAACATAGGGCATGAACTTTGTGCTTACAATAAAGCAGAAGTGCATGTAGCAAAACCTAAAGCTAAAAAAGAAGATAGAAGTGTAGGCTTAAAAACTTCTAAAGTAAAAGCTCCTAAAACTAGAGCTAAAAAATAATTATGCCAATGGAATTTGATAGAGATTTCGATGGCTACCTAGATGCCACCTATGGTCATGGTATTCAAGTTACCTACACACCTACAGGTGGTTCATCTTCTTCTATCAACGTAATCCTGAATCAAGAATATGTAGATATAGATACAGCAGGATTACCAGTTCAAGGTTATCAACCAGTAGCACAAGCTAAGACTACTGATATACCAAACATAGCATTTGGAGATAGTATAGTTGCTCCAGCTATAAAAAACTTAGATGGTACACAAATCAAACCATCAACAACTTATAAAGTTATAAATTATGAGCATGATAATTTAGGCATGACTTCATTATTACTTGAGGTTCAATAATGGCTAATCATGTAAGACAACAAATCAGAGAATACTTTGGTACTACATTAACAGGTCTTACAACTACAGGTTCTAATGTTTATGAGTCAAGAGTTTATACACTACAAGAAGACACCCTACCTTCTTTAGTTATTTATACAAAATCAGAATCATCTGAGCCTATTGTGATAGGTATTGATAGGGTTATGAGCAGAGAGCTTTCAGTAGTAGTAGAAGCATATTGCAAAGCTACTAGCGACTTTGATGATACTATTGATACAATAAGTAAAGAAGTTGAGGAAGCTATCATGGCTGATAGAACATTAGGCGGTTTAGCAAAAGATACTTATGTTGAATCAACTGAAATAGAATATACAGGAGATGGAGAACAGCCAGTAGGTTATGTAACTCTAACTTTTTTAACAAACTACTATGTCCAGGAAACCAATCCTGATGTAGCAGTATAATAGGAGATAATTATGAAATTAATTAGTCCAAATGGTAAAAGTTCTGTAATAGCTCACCCTTCTAAGGTTGAGTCATTTAAGAAAATGGGTTGGAAAGAAGAAGCAATCCAGTCGCAAGACAAAGTTAAATCTTCTTCTAAGAAAAAGCCGAAAGGCGAGGTAAAAGAAAATGGCGATACACAAGGGAAGTGAAGGTACTGTTCATGTAGGAACAGATGCTGTTGCTGAAATTAAGTCTTATTCTGTTGAGGAAACTTCTGATACTGTTGAAACTACATCAATGGGAGATTCTGCAAGGACTCATCTTGCATCATTGACATCTTTTTCAGGAAGTCTTGATGTTTTATGGGATGAAGAAGACACTGCACAGATAGCATTGACTGTAGGTACAAGTGTAACAATTAAGTTCTATCCTGAAGGCACTGCAACAAGTGCAAAATACTATGAAGGTACAGCTATTGTTACTGGTGTTTCAAGAAGCGCATCATTTGATGGATTGGTTGAAGCTAGTATTTCAGTTCAGGGAACTGGTGCATTATCACTAGAAACAGCATAATACAATGTCAGTAATAGATAACGCAAAGAAGCATTTTGATAGCTTAGAAACAAAAATTATAGAAGTCCCTGAGTGGGGTGAGGATGAAGATAATCCATTAAAGATTTATTGTAAGCCAATAACTCTTTCAGAGACTTCTAAATTTATGAAACTAGCTCAAGATGATGATGTCCAGTTATTAGCTTATGTTTTAATTTATAAAGCATTAGATGAAGCTGGAGAAAAGTTATTTACAATCGCTGATAAGAAAACCTTATTGGAGAGGGTGGATAGAGATGTATTAATTAGAGTATCTAGCGAAATGATGAATAATGTTTCGCAGGAAGAAGTTAAAAAAAAGTAATTGAAGATAAGCAGCTATACATCAAATATGCTTTAGCTGAAAAACTAAATAAAACTTTAACTGAAATTGAAGAAATGACAGTAGAGGAGTTTCAGGGTTGGTTGGCTTATCTTGAGATAAAGGAAGAACAAAATGGCTCTAGGCAAGGGACTCAAATATAGAATTGATTTACTAGCAAATAATAAATCTGCTGGTGCTTTAAATAAATTCAAAAAAGATATTAAAGGAGTAAACTCTAGCGTATCGCAAATGAGAAACCTTCTAGCTACTGCATTTAGCGTTAGGGAACTAGTGGATGCAGCCAATGTAATGATTGGTGTAGAAAATAGGATGAACGCCTTAACAGGTAGTGCATCTGAAACAGCTATAGCCATGAATAACATGAGAAGAATAGCATCTGATTCAAGATCAGATTTTGATGCTGTTGCTATGTTATATACAAGACTTGCTTTAGCTACAGAGCATTTAGGTGCTACACAACAAGATGTTGCTGATGCCACACAAACTGTAGCAAATACTTTTATTATTGCTGGTTCTCATGCTCAAGAAGCAAATAACTCAGCCAGGCAGTTAGCACAGGGTCTTGCTTCAGGTGCTTTGAGAGGAGATGAGTTACGTTCTGTAATGGAAAACAACACCATCCTTACCAAAATGTTAGCCGATGGTTTGAATATGACTATTGGTGAGCTTAGAGAGTTTGGACATGCTGGTAAGCTAACAGCAGAAACAGTAATGCCAATTCTTATAAAAGGCACAAAACTAACCAATGAACAAATAATGAAAATGCCTATGACACTAGGCCAAGCTGGGGTTGCTTTAAGAAATAACTTTCAGTTTATGGTTGGTGATATACAAACAGCAACTCAAGGCTTTTCAACAATGGCTAATGTTATTAAATTTGTTGCTGTTAATTTAGATGCCTTATTTATACCTGCAATTATTGCTGCTGGTTTTGCAATGAAGGCACTTGGTGTGGCAATGTTGGCTAATCCTTTTGGTCTTATATTAGCTGGAGTAACAACTGCTGCTATGGGTATATATGTATTTAGAAATGCAATAGCTGATACCTTTAATAGAATAGTTCAAAAAGATATTCCAACAATGATTTTAAATTTTAAAATCTTTGGTGAGAAAGTAAAACTAGCTTTTGAAGAAAAGCTAATGATGCCAGTAAAACAGACTTTTAATAATTTTATTAATTTTATTATAGGTAAAGTTAATGATGGTGTTAATGAAATTAATCGTTACTTAGATTTAGTACCACAATTTATAAAAGATAAATTAGGCGTAGATCAGTTACCAACCATAGATTTAATACCTGACCCTGTAAGTAACTCAGCAGACATACAATCTAAAATAGATGCTTACATACAAGAAATAGCTAAGATTAGCGGTAAGGCTATAAAAAAAGCAGACTTACCAAGCATAAAAGAAATGCTGTTTGGTAAAACCGAAGATGCTGAAGGAGATGCTTCTACAGGTTTTGGTGAATTAACAGCATACCAAAAGTTCTTAGAATCTGCTGAAGCTGGATATAAAAAATTTAAAACAGGAATTAAATCAACTCAAGATGAAATTCAAGGAATATTTAAGAAGTCTTATGATGGATTAACAAATCTCACAATGGATTTTCTTGAGAATGGTAAGGCTAGTTTCAAAGATTTTGCTACATCAATAGTTAGA